TGGGAGATCCTGCTATAATAGCGCTTGCTGGCGCAGTTGCCAGTGATGTAAATGGAGGAAAGTTCAAAGTCCTGAAGTGGGACCGCGATGAAAAACGATACTATGATATAGAAATAGATTTGAGAGGTAGAAAATGAACAATCTAATTAACCAAATGCAACAAGATGCTGGCTCCACGGCCCCTAATAACATGGGCAAGATTGGTGCAGTAGCAAATGACATTGCTGATACTGATAAAGAGATCAGCGACATTGAAAAAGAATTAAAAAAGAAAAAAGATTACAAGAAACATTTATCAGAAAATGTTTTGCCTAACCTCTTCGCAGAGGTAGGACTATCAGAGTTAAAACTTGCTGACGGCAGACTTATCAAAGTAGGGAACTACTATGGTGCTTCCATAAAGGAAGATAAAAAAGAAGCTGCTTTCACATGGTTCAGAAACAATGGATTTGGGGATTTAGTAAAGAACCAGATCTCTTGTAGCTTTGGGAGGAATGAAGATGAGAAAGCTAGGGGGCTGATTGATACTTTGAATGACCAAGGTTATCAATCCTCGCAACGTGAATGGGTCGAACCTTCCACCCTTCGCGCATTTATACGTGAGCAACATGAAGCAGGTAAGCAATTACCTATGGATTTGTTAGGCGCTTACGTCGGACAAAAAACAACGATTAAAAATTAGAGGAGAAAAGGCCTATGGCACAGACTAAAGCAGTCGCATCAGCGGCAAAATTAGATCTAGCAGTTCTTGCTAGTGACTCAAAGGATGCAAGTGGATTTGGCAATCTTGATTTATCAAGGGACATTGCTATTCCTTACATCAATATTCTTCAATCCAATAGCCCGCAATTGAATCCATCAAAAGCGGAGAATGTTGAAGGAGCAAAAGTGGGGCAGTTCTATAATACTGTTTCACAGGAAGTCAGTGATTCATTAAATGTAATTCCTGTACTTTATCAACTACGATACGTGGAATGGAAACCACGTGAATCCGGGGGAGGATTTGTTTCTTCCCATAGCGCTGACAGTGGGATCTTATCCCAAACAAAGCGTGACCAGATGACTTTTAAGGATGTATTGCCAAACGGTAACTACATTGCAACTACTGCCTACCATTACGTAATGGTGCAAGCAAAAGATGGTAGTTGGGCACAAGCTGTTATTAGCATGACATCTACTCAATTAAAAAAGAGCAGACGTTGGAACAGCTTAATGTTATCCCAAAAAGTTAAGGGTCCAGCGGGAAGTTTTACTCCACCAACTTATGCAATGATCTATAAACTCACTACTGTTAGTGAGTCCAATGATCGTGGCAGTTGGTTTGGGTATCAAGTTGAGAAAGTAGGACAGGTAGAAGATGTAGATATCTACAATGAATCTAAATCATTTTCAACCACCGTATCCAGAGGAGAAGTCGAAGCTAAACCTGCTGCTATTGAGCATGAGCCTGTAAAAGAGGCTCCACAAAACTCAAAAGAAAGCGACGAAGACATACCGTTTTAGGGTACGTTTTCGTATACTGGAGGTTTAGTGGAGGAATTCAAATCTATATTTGAAGGATTGGATGTAGCTTATGGTCAGCACAGATCCGAAGGGAAACGTGCTGACGGTAAGCAGGAAGGGAAATCATACATTGTTAAAAAACTTGTTACGGAAGAGTTATGGAGTGATCATCTTCATGGTAAAGGCCCTTCTTTGGGTATCATTCCTATTATGGCTGATAACACATCCAGATGGGGTTGTATTGATATTGATACTTACCCTATTGACTATAATAAAATAATTCATACCATTAGAAAACTTAAGATCCCACTTGTACCATGCAGGTCAAAGAGTGGTGGTCTTCACCTATTTTTATTCACCAAGAAACCGGTTGCCGCCAAATTAGTTCAAGAAAAATTAAAAGAAATCAAAGCGGATTTAGGGTATTCCACCGCTGAAGTATTTCCAAAGCAATCAAGCATTCTGATCTCCAAGGGAGACCTTGGAAATTTTTTAAATTTACCCTATTACAATTCAAGAAACACGACTCGCTACGCCTACAAGGATGATGGCACGGCAGCGACACTACGGGAGTTTATAAACCTATACAAAAGATATGTCGTGGAAGATCTTGATTCCATTGGAGTTGAGACTTCAAACGAAGTCATCAAGGATGGTCCACCGTGCCTGCAGCAGCTGTGCGCTCAAGGATTTCCAGAAGGAACCAGGAACAACGGCCTCTTCAACACCGGAGTTTATCTAAGGAAGTTTGATCCGGACAACTGGAAGACATTGCTCGAAGAGCATAACAGAAGTTATATGACACCGCCGCTAGCAGCCCAAGAAGTTGTCATTGTCCAGAAACAACTGGAGAAAAAAGATTATAATTACAGATGCAAGGAGCCACCTATCAACGCCTACTGCAATTCAAAGCTGTGCAGGACAAGAAAACATGGAATTGGACGAGGTGGTTCAACTATAGAATTTGGTGCCTTAACAGTTCAGCTATCCATGCCGCGTGTATGGTTCCTGGATGTTAATGGACATCGCTTAGAATTATCAACTGAGGAGTTGCAGATCCAGAGCAAGTTCCAACGAAAGTGCATGGACATACTGCGCATCATGCCTCAGAAGATGAAGGAATCACTATGGCAGGAGATAGTCCAAGCCTTGATGGATAACGCACTCGAAATTGAGGTGTCAAGTGATGGGTCTGTCGCTGGTCAGTTTGAAGCTTACCTCCAGGAGTTTTGCACTGATCGCGCACAGGCTCTCAATAGGGACGAGATTTTAACGAGAAGACCGTGGACGGAGGAAGGAAAGACATGGTTCAGGTTGAAGGACCTTCAGGATTATCTGACGCGCAACAAGTTCACCCATTACAACGGGGGACAACTTGTCGCCCGTCTGCATGATATTGGAGGCAATAGTGACAAGTTTAACTTAAAGGGTCGAACCACAAGGGTGTGGAGCGTTCCAGCTTACCAACAGCAAAATTCAGAATTTGACATAAAGGAGATTGATAGTGCACCATTCTAATTATAAATACGGAGATGTAAGAGAAGACGGTTATGTATGGGTAGGAAAAAGATACGCTAGAAAAAGAAAAGATGGAACTTACCCAGATGATTGGAGAAACCCGGAAGCTTTTAAATTAAAAATGGAGCAGAATAAATCTAATAAAAAAATAGTATATGATTTAATTTCGAATGAAGTAAATGATTATAAAGTTAAAAAAGGATGTGCTCATTGTGGATATAATGAAAAAGCCGTAGCTTTGGATTTTCATCATGAAAATAGGGAAGATAAAATTATTAATGTTTCCTCTCATTGGAAAACAAGCTGGGTGCAATTTGAAAAAATGAAAAAAGAAATGGAGAAGTGCATTGTATTATGTTCCAACTGTCATAGAATAGAGGAGAAAAGGATTAGAGATGAAAACTAAAATCATACTAGGCCCTCCTGGGACAGGAAAGACATACAATCTACTAAAATTGGTTGAAGCGGAACTGGCTAGAGGCACACCGCCGGATCGAATTGCTTTCGTTGCATTCACCAAGAAGGCGGCGAACGAGGCTCGTGACCGGGCAATGAAGAAGTTTAATCTGGAAGAGCAACATCTTCCTTACTTCAGGACACTACATTCTTTTGCATTCCATCAGCTTGGAATGACCAAGTCAGAAGTAATGTCGGGGGATAACTATAAGGAATTTGCGCAGGCATTTGGGATGGATCTGGGATCTGTCAGTGATGGTAGAGAATCTGGTGGAATAGTTACAACGGATAACATACTGATAAATGAAGTTAATCTTGCACGAATGAAATGCTTAGAGTTGGAGCACCATTATAATAATTCTGATTTGCAAGATGTTTCCTGGCATGCATTGCTAAGAGCACAGCGAGCACTGGAGGAATTCAAGAAGAAGAAAGAATTACATGACTTTACGGATATGATTGAGCTTTATCTCAATTCAGGTCCAGTTCCTAAACTGGAAGTGGTATTCGTTGATGAGGCACAGGATCTATGCCGGCTGCAATGGAGAATGATTGATAAGATCACGCAGGATGTAAAGCAAGTTTACATAAGTGGTGATGATGATCAAGCTATATACAGATGGGCCGGTGCTGACGTTGAACATTTAATTAACATGCCAGGAGAGACTGAAGTTCTTACCCAATCCTATAGATGTCCCATAGTTGTGCAAAATTTATCACAAGAAATTATTGGAAGGGTGAGGAATAGAAGACCAAAGAGCTGGCGAGGAACAAATAAACAAGGCCTATTACAATATCACTCTTACCCAGAGAGTGTTGACCTAAAGGAGAGTGGCACATGGCTGGTAATGGCACGCACACAATACCTATTGGATGAAATTGAACGGGACGTGAGATTGCAAGGACTATTATATAAAAGAAATAACAAATTACCTATATCACAAAAGCTATTGAATGCGGTTGATGCATGGAAAAGATTAAATGAAGGGGAATATGTAGAGCTTCCAGAAGTCAAGTCCATATATTCCTACATGTCCACAGAAGTAGGAATTGAAAGAGGATTTAAGCAGTTGAAGACAGCTGCTAAAGAAAAGTATGAGGCAGAGGAATTAGTTATGCATCATGGTCTCCTTGTATCAGGACGACCGTGGGATGTAGCTTTTGATAAGGTAGGTAATAGGGACAGGGAATTTTTAAGAGCAATAGAATCAAGAAATACTTCGGGTGACACTGAAGCTAAGATTAATCTTAGCACCATTCATGGAGCCAAAGGAGGGGAAGCAGATAATGTAATGATCCTTACGGATCTACCACGAAAAGCACAAGAAGCTATGGAAATGAATGCAGATGATGAATCCCGTGTGTTCTATGTAGGGGCTACACGTGCAAGAGAAACACTACATATAATACAACCACAAAGGTATGGAGGATTTATAATATGAGTGCCCATAAAAAACAAATAGGAGGAGATCACTATAAAAGAATGGCAATTCAGCCAAGCCATTATATCGTCAAGAATAAGCTTGGATGGTATGAAGGAAACATTGTCAAGTATATTACTAGACACAGTATTAAGGGAGGAAAGCAGGATATAGAAAAAGTTATTCATTATGCTGAACTTCTTCTTGAGGACCTATACCCAGATGATGAGGGGACAAGAAGAGGAAAAGAAACAGCAGAGTATATTAAAAAATTAAACAAGGAGAATGAAAAATGATGAGAGATATGTTCAAGGAGATTAATTCAGAATGGGTGGCACCTACTACCTTTCCTGATCTGAGCACGCACAACAAGGTTGCCATTGACTTGGAGACATGTGATCCGGAGCTAATTAAAGAAGGTCCAGGATGGCCAACTCAAAGAGGGCAAGTTATTGGTATTGCAGTCTCATCCAATGGTTTTACAGGATACTATCCTATCGCTCATGAAGGTGGGGGAAATATGGATAAGAAGAAAGTACTTAAGTATGTTAAGTCTATATGTGAAGACGGTTCAATTGAGAAAGTGTTTCATAATGCTCAATATGATATTGGATGGCTCTCAACGTTAGGAATAGAAGTTAAGGGTCGAGTTCATGATACAATGGTTGCCATGGCTCTTATTGATGAGAATCGTTTTTCTTATACCTTAAATAGCATTTCAGGAGAGTACCTAGGGGAGAGAAAAAATGAAACAAAATTACGGGAAGCCGCAGATGCGTTTGGAGTAGACCCGAAGAATGAAATGTACAGATTACCGGCACAATTTGTT